GCATTGCGAGATAGATTTGGCGTATAACATATTTATATAAAACCATTCTTGGATAGGGAAAAGACATGGCAAATGAATTCATAGTAAAAAACGGGTTTAAGTCCCAAGGCGATTCTGAAGTAACAGGATCATTCACCGCAACCAGCGGTATGTCAGGATCATTCAGTGGATCATTTCAAGGTGACGGTAGCAGTCTTAGCAACGTGTCATTACCTGCAGGCGTAGTATCCGGCTCTGCTCAAATATCATATACCGGCATAACTGATGTGCCAAGTGGAATAGTATCAAGTAGTGCTCAAATTGCTTCTGATATAAGCGGCTCATTTGGTGCTGCAAGTGCAAGTTTTAGCACACGAGTAACTACTAATGAAACTGATATATCAACATTAACTGCTGCTACTGCTTCATACATATTAGCTTCGCAGACTAGCTCGATGAGCGTAGCAACAGCTAGTTATGTAGAACAAGCAGTTTCATCTAGTTTTGCTAGTACTGCTTCATATGCAGTAACGGCCTCCCATGCTCTTAACACAGCACCATTCCCATTTTCAGGTGACGCAGTAATTACCGGATCATTAGTAGTAAGTGGGTCTAGTTCTCAAATAAATACTACTACCGGAATATTATATGACAGTTCAGCAAACCCGAGTGTTAGTTATGGCCAACGAGGGCTATTTTCTAGCAATGGAACTTCTTTAAGTGTACAATATGATACGAGGCGATTGTATGCTACCGACGGAACAACTATAGTATTCGATTGGTCTACCGGCGATATAAATGATACTAATGGAATATTAGCTGTTGATTTAGGAGAACGTACATTAAATGATCGTAACGGAAATGAAATTGCTAGTTGGAATAATACAGCTGTGTCATATTTTTCTGCTTCATTGATAGGTACTGCTTCTTATGCTGATAATGCAACAAGTGCTTCATATGCAGCTAATGCAGGAGGTGTTCCGGCAATCAACATAACCGCAAACGGAACCACATTAACAGAAGTAACATCGGATTCTGATTTGCCGGATACATTAGCAGCAAACACGACGTATCTTATACGTGGTAATGTTCATACAGGACGAACTCTCAATGTTACTAATGCTGGATCATCTATAATAGGTGTAGGAAGAAATCAATCGAACTTATCATATACAGGAAGCAACGAGTTATTCAATGTGCATGATGCTAGTTTTTCTATTAGATCATTAACCATGAAATCCTCAGGTAGTATTATGACGGCTAAAAACGTTTCGCCTGGGGCTGCTTATAATGATGGAAGAACCAAAGTTTTAGACATAAAAGATTGTCAAGTAAAAAACACCAACAATGTAATGGAGGTTCATGGTTTTGAACTAGTAGATCTTAACAACGTGTTGTTTTGGTACATAACAGGTAGCCAAGGATTATCTTTTCAAAGTGTTAGACATCTTGAAATAAGCTCTTGTGAGTTTTATAATTGGTATGATGAAACTGATACTGGTTCATTTGCCCCTGCAGGCACAAAAATGGTTGAAATACGACCAAATACAGGATCAGTAAATACACCTGTTGTAAATATTAATAGCTCTATATTCCACCCAGAACAATCACAAATAGGATTATATATAGACTCAGGATCAGAAACATTGTTTGGTACAGTAGCATCAAACACTTTTATTGATGTGAATGGTGGTACATTACTAGCAGGAAGTAACTATGATAGCGGATCAATGTTAAAGTATGATATAGGAATAAATCAAGGTTTAGAAGATAGTAAAGCATATTTATATGGATATCAAAGTGGGACTGACGCTCAATCAGCAACAACTACATATACTCAAATAACAATTGCTAATTTTCAAACCGATATTGAAACTAGAATGTCAGCTAGTACATCAGGAATAACTTATATAGGTACTAAACCAATTGATGTTATGTTTCAAGTCAGTGCAGGAATAACAGATATTGCAAGTAACAATGAACAATTTGATATTGCATTATACAAAAACACAATATTAATTCCAGGTTCAGAGCGTAGAATAGAATTAGATTCAAATGAGGAAGGTGCAGTAACATGTTTTGCATTAACAAACATAGTTCAAGATGATCTACTTACTGTGTATCAAAAATCACCAACCAATGACGGATTCACTCTGCAAAACTTTGCAATAATGATAAAAGAATAATTTGGATATTCGCATTAAGTTATCTATAATATAAAGAAAGGTTATAATATGGCAACTAGAAAATTGGACAAAGAACATTTAGAACAGATTCAAACCCTACAACAAGGATATGCAGAAAATGCTAATTTGTTAGGAAACATTGCAATAGAGAGATATGCTCTTCAACAAAGACTCACGCAAATTGAAACAGAAGAGCAAAGCAAACTGCAAGAAATAGAATCTTTAAAACAGCAAGAATCTGATCTAATCATCAAGTTACGAGAGCGTTACGGCGAAGGAGAAATCAACATTCAAGACGGAACTTTCACAGAAATCAATGTTTGACACTAGTTGCCTATATTTATAAGAAAATAATTATAGGAGTATCATAATGGCAGAAAGAATTGTTTCGCCTGGCGTATTTACTAATGAAGTAGATCAGTCATTCTTGGCAGGCGGAGTAGCACAAATCGGTGCGGCAATTGTAGGACCAACTGTTAAAGGACCTGCACTAGTACCAACCCAAGTAACATCATATGGGGAATTCGAACAAATATTTGGTTCATACACAGATGAATCATACATACCATTCGTAGTAAATGATTATCTACGTAACGGAAATGTAATCACAGTAACACGTCTTTTATATGAAGATGGATATAACATTCAAAACGGAGCATTAGCAGTAATTGCAACATCAGCTTCTGTATCAACAGTAACTCATGTGCTTCATCCTACCCAAGCAGTATTAGGAGCAGGTAATGTAGTAGACGCTGCATATTTTGAAGATTCAGTTATCGGAAACGATGCATCAGGATCATTTGAAATCAAAGTGTCTGGTTCATTTACTACTGATACAACCGTACCTGGATTTAGTGGGGCATTTTTAGTAGCAGAAGGAGCGTCAATATCAGCTTCTATCAAATCATCAGACAATGATTATATTACTAAAATATTTGGTAGATCTCCAAAATCAGTAGATTATCCGGTATATGTTCAATATGAAAATAAAAATGCTTCTTCATTGTTTAACAATCTTGCAGATGTAACTGTAACATTGGGGTCAGCATCAAATTATCAATTTTTACAAGATTATCAAACTGCAGCAACACCTTGGATTACTTCGCAAACAGTAAGTGGTGCTACTAAAAACTTGATTAAGTTTCATACTTTGTCACATGGTACATCAGTTAATGAAGAAGTTAAGATTGGTATTAGAGATGTAAGGCCAGCATCAGAAGTTTCTAATCCAAACGGATACGGAACATTTGCAGTTGAAGTAAGACGAGTTAACACAAAAAATATACCAAATTCACCTTATAGTTCAGAAGACACTGACAGAACACCTGATATTGTTGAATCATTTACCAATCTAAATTTAGATCCAGATTCACCAAGATACATTTCCAGAGTGATTGGAGACCGTTATCAAACAATTACAGATGCAGGAGATATTGTAGTCAATGGAGATTATCCTAACTTGTCTAAATTTATTAGAGTTGAAGTAGCAGACGGCGTATCTGCAAAAACTAACAATGAAACACTTATTCCATTTGGATTTAGAGCATTATCATCTCCAGTACCGAACTTTAATGGAACAAAACAATTAACGGCTACTGCATACAGAACATCACAAGTTCAAACCACATATAGTTCTAAAAATTATCTTGGATTTAACTTTGATAATTTGAACAACTTGAATTATTTAGCTCCTACTCCAACAAGTGGGTCATCAACTGGTAGCAATGCAGACTTTTATCTTGGTGATGTTAATCAAGATGCAGACGCAGCATTCCCATCAGTAGCAAGTGCTTATAGTGGTTCATTGCAAAGTGCATTGACAGCAGGAACATTTACAACCAATGTTTCAATTAACACCAGAAAATTCATGGTACCAATGCAAGGAGGATTTGACGGAGCACGTCCTAACCTACCAAAATTGTCAGGTACTAATATTAAAGCGTCAAACACATTTGGATTTGATTGTAGTGGAACAAGCACAGCAGGTACCAAAGCATATAATAAAGCATTTACACTATTAGGCAACACAGACTATTATGATATGAACATGTTGATTACACCTGGTATCATAGACAGTCTGCATCCTTTAGTAACAAGTGCAGCAAGAAATCTTGTTGAAGACCGACAAGACACATTCTATGTAATGGATAGCAATGCATTGACAGACAACATTGACACTGTGGTGCAACAGGTAACAAGCATTGATAGTAATTATACATCAACATATTGGCCTTGGGTAAGAATTGTGAATCCAGCTAAAAACGTTCCTATTTGGGTGCCACCATCAGTAGCAATACCTGGAGTATTAGCATTCAATGATGCAGTAACAGCTCCATGGTATGCACCTGCCGGTTTGACTCGAGGAGGATTGACTACTGTGGTTGGAACATATAAAAACCTAAGTCAAGCTAACAGAGATGAATTGTATGAGAATCGAGTTAATCCTATAGCAAACTTCCCTAACGAAGGTATTGTGGTATGGGGGCAAAAGACTCTGCAGGCTCGTCCAAGTGCATTAGACAGAGTAAATGTGCGTCGTTTGCTTATTGCAGTCAAGAAGTTTATTGCTTCGTCAACCAGATATTTGGTATTCGAACAAAACACTTCAGCAACAAGAACCAGATTCTTAAACATAGTGAATCCGTATTTGCAGCAAGTAAGTGCCGAACAAGGACTATCAGCATTCCGAGTGGTAATGGATGAAAGTAATAATACACCTGACGTAATTGATCAGAATATTTTATATGGTCAAATATTCTTGCAACCAACAAGAACAGCAGAATTTATTATTTTAGATTTTAATATTCAACCAACCGGAGCTAGTTTCCCTGAATAGAATTTGCATTATGATACAAAAAGGTAGGGTTTCGGCTCTACCTTTTTTACTGTTACTGATATTTATATTAAAATAACGAGGAAATAATATGGCATTAGAAGATTTAATAAACACCGCGAACCCGGGAACGGATTTTGCTGATTATGGTAATGAGACAAATTACTGGAAGCAAGCCTATTCTTGGGAACCAAAAAAGAAGCATCAGTTTATTATGGAAATAGATGGAATTCCTGCCTTTCTAATAAAAGCATCTGCAAAACCAAGCATACAAAACGGAGAAGTTCCATTAGATCACATAAACGTTAAACGTTACGTAAAAGGTAAATCAGAATGGCAAGCAATATCTGTAACATTATATGATCCAATATTGCCTTCGGCTACTCAAGCAGTAATGGATTGGATAAGACTACATCATGAGTCAGTAACTGGAAGAAATGGATATTCTTCAATGTACAAGAAAAATATCACATTGAATCAACTTTCTCCTTTAGGTGAAAAAATTGAACAGTGGGACTTAATTGGTGCTTATATTGTAGATTCTAATTTTGGTGATTTAGATTGGGGTGATGAGGGAGTAATGGAAATACAAATGAATCTTCGTTACGATTACGCTATATTTCAATTTTAAAATAAAATTATTATTACGATTAAAGTAGGGACTAAACTCCCTACTTTTTTTGTGTATAGATATTTATAATAAAGTTATAATAAGGAATATTCATGAGTAAAGTTACTGATAGATTAGACAATAAACATATAATTGAATTAGCAAAACAAAATTACGAGCAAACCAAACAAACTAGCAAGTTTCCTGCTAATATAATTACACTGCCTAGTGCGGGTAAAGTATATCCCGAGTCATCTGTGTTAAGTTCTGGTAAAATAGAAATGCGTCATATGACAGCATATGATGAAGATATATTAACAAATTCAAGCTATTTAAAAGATGGTGTTGTTTTTGATAAATTGTTAGAAGCATTGATTGTAACACCCGGTGTTAGTGTCAATGAAATGATTATAGGTGACAAAGAATGGGCTGTTATATCAGCTCGTATTTTAGGGTATGGTACTGATTATCCTGTAACAGTTACTGATCCAGAAACCAATGAAGTAGTAACAGCTAATTTAGATTTGTCTAAACTTAAGATGAAATCATTCAATTTAAAAAATAGCCATCCTGGATTGTTTGAATATAAATTATCAACTGGAGATGTAATACAATACAAATATCTTACAACCAAAGAGTCAGATGAATTGAATTCTGATTCCTTTGCTTCTGATTTTTTAATTAAAACAGTAATAGCTGTTAATCAAGAAACATCGAAAGACAAAATAGAAGAATTTTTTAAATATGAATGTCGAGCTATCGATAGTAGAAAATTCAGAAAACATGTTGCTGAATCTGCTCCTGGTTTAGATTACAATACTACTGCTGTTAGTGAACAGGGAGGCACTATTCCTGCCATGTTTCAATTTGACACAAAACTTTTTTGGTTTTAAACCAGAGCACCAAGTACAATTTCACGATCAACTTTTTGATTTATTATGGGCTGGAGAAGGTCGATGGTGTTTTGACGATATCTACACCATGCCACTTCGTATACGAAAACTTTGGGTATCGAGAATCAATAAAATGCGAGAAGCAGAAGCAAATCAAATTGCAGAACAAACACAACGCAGTAAAAATACCATTGCTAGGCCTCCTACTAAAAGTAATTAATAGATATTTATAATAAACCGAGCAACAATTGGCATTACCAAAAAACATATCGATACAACAGCTGAAGGGTCGACCTAGACTAGGTAATAAATTTAAGAAAACTAAACAAGATTTAGAAGCATTAAAAAATTCTGGGGCAATAAAAGATCTACAAGATGAAATAGATAATTTTTCTAATACATTACCTTCATTATCTGTACAGTTGTCTGGAATGAAAGATTTACTAAAAGGGACAATTGATGAATTTGCCGCTTTATCTGCAGGTGTTGGTCGAGCTCAAGCATATTTTCAAGATTATTCTAAAGCTGCTAATAAAGCTATAGAAAATCTTTCTTTTTTAATAGAGACTCAAAAAGATTTACAAAAAAGTTTTAAACTGAGTTCTGCCGGTGGATTTGACTTTACTAAAAGATTGCGACAAATTAATGTTGAAGTAGGAGATGCAAAATTATTTAAATACGCAGAAGGTTTAAAAGCGATTACTGGTGGATTTATTACATCTAATAAAATAAGTCAAAAGAATTTAGCTAATTTAACACTAACTCAAGAAGCACTACAAAATAATTTAGGACTTTCGGAGGAAGGAGCTCAAAAATTTGAATTGTTTTCTAGATCAATCGGCAAAAGCGGAGCAGAAAGTTTACGTAACATTAGTATGGCTGCTGAACAATTTGCAGCTGCTACTGGTCAAGATCAAACTCAAGTAATGTCACAAATGGTAGAAGACATTTCCAAAATGGGGACAGACGTAGCAACACAGTTTGGACGCGTACCTGGACAATTAGAAGCAGCAACAATGAAAGCCCGCCTATTAGGAACTTCCATGGAAGAACTAAGCGGAGTAGGTGAAAAACTATTAAACATTGAATCTAGCATTGGTACAGAAATGGAATTGCAACAGTTAACTGGAAAACGTCTTTTAACTGATCAAGGCAAAAGTTTAACCAATGAATTTCGAATGGCACAACTTCAAGGAAATGGTGTTAAACAAGCTGAGTTAATGCAGCAATTTTTGGAGCAACAAGGTGATGATTTAGAAAATAATTTCTTGGCTCGACAAAAGGCATCCGAATTATTTGGAATAGATGGAGCAAAATTACTAGAAATGAATGCCCAATTAAAACTTCAAAAACAATTAGGCGTTGAAAACATAGTAGCACAAGCTGGCCAAGATTTAGACAAACTAGAAGCAGATTTACGAGCTAAAGGAACACTAAAAGATGAAGAAGTTGAAAAGGTATTAGCCGGCGTTAAGAAATCTCAAGATGTAAGAACACCAGCGGAAAGATCTGCAGATTCATTAGAACGACTTGAAAGCTTAATAGCATTACAAGGACAAGGAGTACAAAGAACAGAAGGTGTAGATGCACAAGGAAATGCTATATTCAAATATATTGAAACTCAAACTATAGCAGGCAAAGACTTTGTAAATACAATTGAAAAATCTATAACAGAAGGTCCAATGAAATTTGTCGGCGAAGCTGCAAAAACATTTAGCGATCCTTCTTTTATAAATACTGTTGGTAAAATGGGTATATTGGCGGATCGTACTCAACAAGCTCTAGTTCCACTCAGTCAATTTAATGAAGCTACTAATAATCTTATAAAACCTTTACAATCATTAGAAGCTACAATTACTAGTTTAACTAAGGTAATTAAAGATCCAAAAGCAGAAGTAAAAGTATCAACAGGTGGATATATTAGTGGCCCAGGAACCGGAACATCAGACAGTATACCAGCTAGACTTTCAGATGGAGAATACGTAATTAATGCTGCAGCAACAAAAAGATATAAACCACTCCTAGACAAAATTAATAGTGGCACAGTAAAAATGGCAAACGGTGGAATGGCTATGTCTACCAGTAAAATGGAAAGTCTTTTAGCTAGCATGTTAACATTAATGCGAGGCAATGGAGCAATGGGTGAAACATCAATGAATTCGAGGAAACGAGTATAATGTCAAATATCAACGAAATATTAGGAAACATACATCCAGGCCTTAACGTTTCAAACGTAACAAAATTCAGTGAATTACAGTACGGAGCTACAGTGTTGCAAAATGCCGCTACGCCTATAACGGCTAAAACAACAAATATAACCCTAGGAAACATAGCCCAAAAAGCTGCCGGGTTCGGAGCTGCGGCACTTGGTAGTCTTACTGGAATTCCACAAGTTGCTCAAATCGGCCAAAGCTTTATCGACGGGTCAAAAAATTACTCTATTAGATCCATGTATGCCGTGTCTGCAGCAAATGCAATGAAATCAATACCAGGAGTACCAATACCTGATTTTCGTGCTAGAAAATTTCCTAAAGGTCAGGATGCACAAGGCAATAAAATTGAAGACACGAATTTAGTTGGAGGTATATCTACTAAACGTGTCGATGGTGCCGCTGCAGCAGCCCGTACATTGTTTGATTTTAGTGGAGCTGGTGGTTTTAAAACTGCAATTAGATCAGGATTATATGCAGCATCATCAATATCTCCTTTTGGAGCATATTCATTATTTAATTTATCAGCAACATACGGTTGGGGAGATCATGGGAATCCATATGCTCTTCGCAATGATTTTACCGCTCAGAGTCATGTAGCTACACAATGGAAACCTGGGGCTATTGGCACAACAGACACACTACGAGTTGTAGGTAAAACCATTGCGAAAAAAACCATATTCGGACAACCAGATGGAGGAGAATGGACGCCAACACGTAATCTATTATCAGCCGCTACTCCGTTTCGAGGAGACAAAGTAAATGTAATCGATTTTAGCCAACGAAATTTAAAAAATGCGTATAGATGGTTACCGCAAAGAAAAGTATTTGGCGTAGAATTACCTGATATCACCGGCGCGGGTCTAACTTCAGATTTTATAAAGTTTTTCTTTACTGGTCCAACGTTACAGGCAGGCAATACAACAGATGAAGATGATATCATTGTGTTTCGAGCTACTATTAACAGTTTGTCAGATAGTTTTAATGCAGATTGGCAAGGATTCACACTAATCGGTCGAGGAGACCAAAATTATCAATACGGTGGATTTTCAAGAGATATAAGTTTAGATTTTACAGTATATGCTACTGATAGAGATGAAGTAAAACCCATATGGAGAAAACTCAATGCACTAGCAGGATACACAGCACCAGAATATACCAAAGAAAACATTGCATTAATTGGTCCATGGATGCGAATTACTATAGGAGATTTACTCAATCAACAACCAATAATATTGAAAAGCGTAGGATATACTTTAGCTGCTGGAGATACTCCATGGGAAATTAACATAGAGAAAGATCCACAAATGATGCAAACGCCACATAAAATTGATGTTAATTTAACAATGACTCCAATCACAGATTGGTTGCCACAAAAAGGTGGTAGATTCTATTCATTGGCAAAACGTCATGACGCAACTGGACTACCAATACCAGGAAATGATAATTGGTTGAGTGATACTAATACTAATGGAGAATTAACACAAGAAGATTTAGCAAAAATACGAAAAAAACAAATGGATGGAAATGGCGATATTTTGGAAGGAAATCAAGGTAGTGATGTATTAGAAGGAAATCAAGATTAAACATTAAATTAAAGGAAATAACTATGAGTAGATATGCATCGACAAGTTTAATTAAAGATATTAATGGTGTTAGAAAAAGATCTACAACCATTGTTCCCGCAATAAATGTTACTGAAAATGATACATATATTGTAACCACAAGTGCCGAACGTCTAGACAGATTAGCTAATACATTTTACAATGACTCGACTCTTTGGTGGGCAATTGCATCTTCTAATGGATTAGGAAAAGGTACTATGATAGTGCCGGCTAATACAAAATTAAGAATACCTGCACGTGCAGAATTTATTGACAATGTTACAGAAACTAATAGGTCCAGATGAGTGATATTTTTTACACACAAGTTGATGAAAATTTAAGAATAGAATTAGACGCTCGAGCTGCTGCAGGAAGTGTTGCAGGAAATCGCACTACAAGAGATATTAATTACATGGTTAGTAAAATAGCTAATGTACAAATAACTCCATATAAAGTAGAATACAAAGACAGAGCTTCAGTTAAAGACAAAGAAGAAGTTGTAAATAAAACTGAAATAACACCGGCAATACTAGGTGGATTTGTAACGAGACAAGGTGAATATCTTCCTTCGGGACGAGATGGATTTTTAACAGAAAGAAATTTTACAATAACTAATAAAGCTGGAAATGAATTTGAAGGTATAAAATCAGGTACAACAGAACAAAGAAAAAATACCTCTAAAAGAATACCACCTTATTTAACGGGTATAGAAATACAAATTGGCGATGATTCAATGGGTATCATGCAAACTGCTACTGCTAATGTGACTATACCTAATCCTGGTAGAGATTTGAATTATTTTGAATCTGTCTATTTAAGACCTGGTAGAAATGTTAAAGTGTTTATTGAGCATCCAAAAACTGCGATTGTGTCACTGCCAGAAACTGGTGGTTATTTAAGTTCTGGCTCAATACCATCTACGGAAAAATTAAAAAAATTATATCCTGATATAACTCCGGAACTAGAACGACAATACAAGCGAATGAATTCATATGTATTTGACGGTGTTATAATATCATTTACATTAGACTATCAAACAGATGCAAGTGTAGCTGTTAGTTTAACTATGCGAGGCACAAGTCAAGTATATACCGATGTTTCAATGGCCATGACGGATGGAGCTAAAAAAACAGATGATAATACAGAAACAACAAAGTCAGAAAATTTCTTTGATAAAATCAGAAAAACAGTAGACAAACAAGTTCAGACGGGAACAGACAATGAAACAGGATCTACTAAAGATTTAGGAATATACGTAGTAAAAGAAGGGCCAGATCGCGATGTTAGTTATATTTGGGGTTCTCCATATGGTACTAAAGCAGCACAACGATACATTACTTTGAAAGCATTGATAAAGTTTATTAATCGAGATATCATAACAAAAACAACTCCAGTAGTTGGAAATGCAGAAATTGTGTTCGATCGTGAAATCAACACTAGCAAATATTATGAACGACTTGTATCTGCAGACCCGAACAATATTTTTTTTCCAGGACAAGATAATTATGGAAGTATAACATGGTATGAAACATTACCTAAACCATCTTTTGTAGATAACGCCCCTCCAAATCCTGTAGCGTATCCTACATTAATGTATCTAAATATGGAATACATACAAAACACATTAGAAGGATTGATAGAAAGCGAAACATTTACAGTAAATGAATTTTTAAAAAAAATATCAGAAAAAATTTATTATGCATCAGGGGGTGCATATCAAATGAATCTGATTACTCATCCTGAAAATCAAAATGCTCTTTTATATTATGATAGCAACAATGTTAAATCATTTACTAATGTTGCACAACCATATCCGGTACCGATGTTTGCCAATGACCCACGTGGAACTATAGTTAAAGATTTTTCATTTAATGGAAAACTTCCTAGTGATGCATCTAACTTAGCATATGTATTGAATCAAGATCCTGCAAATATATCTGAAGCACAAATTGCTCCATTCTTGTCTTACATGTACAGTGCAAATACTGTTACAAGAACAGGACCAAATGAAACTATATCTAATCTTGTTACTGATGAAGTTTTGCAACAAACACAAGAAAAATACAAAGCTAGGCATGATCAATATGTAAATGAATTAACAGGGTCAATACAAGCATATGGAGCTGATGCTGATGAAGGAAACACAAGAAGTGCATTACATGCTAGTTTACAAAAATACATTCAATATCCTAAACCAACATTAGAAGATACCAATCAATTAAAAGCCCCAGTTATTCCATTCGATGCATCATTTACGATTGAAGGTGTCAATGGATTTCGATATGGAGACGTTTTAGAATTTAAAGGATTACCTGATAGATATACAAATAACACAGTTTTTAGTATAATTAGCATAGCACACTCGGTAAACGATCGAGGTGAATGGAGCACAAGTATTGGATGTATAATGAGACCTAGGATAGATTTTAAGAAATGAGACTAAAAGCATTTTATAACGTTAATGAAATAACCACAAATCTTTATACTACAGGATCTGAATGGATGACAGTAGATTATAAAGAATATGTTGGACTGTATCATAAATACACTACAGGAGAAGTTTATACACAACCTACATGGAATAAAAATAAATCAATAAAATTAATTGAATATAAAGAATTATCTGAATCTGTAAAAACATATAATCGAGTATCTGATGTAGATTTACAATACGAATCATTTCAAACACATAATATCAATGTTACTAAAAAAGATATAGATGCTGGTTTTATTACAAGATACATAATCAAGAAAAACAATGAAATTAAATTTTATGAAATAAACAAAGATACGTTTAGCGATTATAATAAAAAGAAAATAGACCCAACAATTTATTCTGCAACACAACTGCAATGGCATATAGTAGGAGATATTGAAGATACACGAAAAGGTAACATGACCATTCAAGGAGTACGCAGTAAAAATCTACAAGCTGTTAAAGATGCAGAAACCACAATGCCTAACTTGTCTACATATCTAAACAATCCTTTACAATACTACACTGACACCGATGTAATCATTCCAGTAGACATCAACGGATTGGATTCGTAACAAATATTTTCTATTATACATATATGATAGTAGACTATGAATCAGATGTACTGACGTGTCTTAACATAATCCAAGACAATCGCACACTCATAGTTCCTATCTATGCTAATCCTACGCAGAAAGCATTTGAGCAAAAACTGTGTGCTTTGTATGTTTATTGTGAAGATGATAGTGAATGGTTGATACCAATGCATCATACAGAACAAATACGGGGCTTTACACAGCACTTAGAACAGTTTCTGCAGCTTGACGATATATTTATCCATGACAAGAAGCGGTGGCTTCAAACGGGTGGGAATGAAGCCGTATGGGATGTAAAAAGTCTGTGGTGGTACACGTATTCTGAAGCATATGATGAAAAGCATTATCCGACTGCAGCTCACGATTTCTTTTGGAAACGCATGTACAATTTACCACAAGTAAATGCAGTGATTCCTTTGCAACAGCATTTGGCAATGTGCCAGAAGATTAGACATTATGCCTGGCCTATGTGCATGAATGCAGAGCTCACAGATTCATACAAACAGTTTAACTCATTATATCCTAAAACATTTGCTGAAATAGAGCGCAACGGATTAGCAGTTAACAGCAGTTTTAAAATGCCAGAACTCGTTAATCAAGGCAAAGTGTATTCTTCATATAATTATTACACCACAACAGGTAGACCTAGCAACGCATATCGAGGATTCAATTATGCGGCCATGAACAAAGAAGATGGCACTAGAGCAGCATTTCAAAGCAGACACACTCAAGGAGCTTTAGTAGAAATGGACTTTGACAGTTATCATGTTAGACTGATAGCCAAGATGATACAATA